TTCGGAATCTTGACGATCCACCAATTGACCCCCAATATATAACTCGACACTCTCAATGACCGTTCTCCAATCTTCAATGAGCTGAGTTTCTCCGTTAAGCTTCACGTCCATGTACGTGTGGCCGAGTAAATCACCCGAACGCTTGAACACGACCCGAGACGTCGCACCAGCCTTTGGTACGCCCTCTATCGTTTGCTCCTGAGTGAAAGTGGAAAAATTGCTGTGCCTCTTAAATGCCGAGTTGAAAAATGTTATCTGAGGGTTTCCCGTGATGTGTTCATCCTGCTTTCCTCTCGCGACTAACTGAGCGACAGCACCGTTAGACATATCTACTAATAGTCACTATTTTATTGCTATGGATAATTCAACGAGTTCCTTGAGTGATTCAACGAGTCGTTGATGACACGGACTCAACATGTGTTCTGGTCTCTTCGTGTATTCAAGGATTCGTTCGTTATCATCGGGTTCGGATGGTTCTTCAAATTTTCGTATGTAATCGGCGATGGTATACACGATAGCGTCTAAATACTCCTCCTCTGCCATATCTATCCACGAATTCTTAGGCGTTCCCCACGTCGTAGTATCCATGTTGGTTCTCACACCGTGACCATACTTAGCCTTACCGAGATTGAGCCTTTCTGAGACCAATTCGATCATCTTATGGTATTATCTAGAATATATTTTTTAAATCCCTTTGAAAAAAAAATAATTTTTTAGTTTCTTTTTTCAAAGAAAAGTTTTCAAAAAAATAATTTTTTATTTTTTTACTTTCCATTTTTTAAAAATCTCAAAGCACTGTCAACCAAACACAAAGCATTACCAAAAATAGCGGTGTTTCGGATGAAGTCTTCGAGTTTCGCCATACTGTCTACTAAGATTTTCTGGGGCGATTATAGTGTTATGATTTAATAGGTTTTTCACGTGTTTACAAATAGTACAAGTATGAAAGGGTTTACCATGTATACACTCGCGTGTCATTCTTACTTCTTACTAGCATTTTTATTTTTTGACTTTTTTTGAGCCTCTTTGGCCTTTTTTATAGCGTTGAGAGATGTTCGTATAGCCTCCTTTCTCTTTTTATTTAAATTTTGAGCCGCCTTAGCGGCGTTGATGCGAGCGATTTCTCGTGAGTTCAAACCATTGGCAAGCTTGCGTCGGACGTGCTTTTTTGCGCGTTCGGGTGAACGCAAAGTCAGATTGAGACGATTAAATGCGTTATTAATCATTGAACTTATGGGTGTTTTTGCTCTAGCTGGAGGAGATTTCATATTCTTATTTGGAGACTGAGCTACTCTGGTATTATTAGAATTATTGGATTTTGAGTTTGCCATTTATTATATACAAATGTATTTATTGTGGGGTAAGTCACAATAAGTACATTTTTAGTGAGTAGAAAGCATATCGTGAAAACGTTCACAAAAGTTTCTGAGTGCTGGAAGAATCTGTTCATTCCACATGTGTCTATCACGCTTAATATTGTGCGTTAATCGCTTATCATTGTGTTGTTCTATGAGAGCGCACTCATCCATACCGAGCATCTCCATGTACGTTTGACACTGAATTTCCTCGTAATCGCGGACCGCCCTAAAGAGACCTCTCGCCCTATTCTTGATTTCGACCAATGTCTTCGTTCCGTCCTCGTTATTGCGCACTCGATCTATACGCCCAACGACTTGATACAATGTACCCTTAATCGTACACACGTCATACTTGTAAAACGCTGGATCTTCATGCATGTTTTCATAGTTATCAGCGGTCGTCTTCTCATGTCTCGTACCATGATTGGTATACAGAGTCTTGCGAATATGGTCTCTCGTCGCATCGAGTTCATCTTTTTGGAGACCGGAATTCTTCTCGAGTTGATTTGAAACCGCCCTAAATTTCTGTTCAACACTCGAACTGTTCGTGGACTTGAATTGATCCGCGTCTCTCAGTAAATCCTGAGCGACATTAGAGGTACTAATGGCCTTCATCGCGATCTGTTCCTTTGTTTTCCCCGTGAATGTACTCGGCATATACTTGCTCCACAGCTCGTCTGCCACTTCGAGAGGTGGACGGTACTGACTTCGTCCTATGATACCCGCTACATCAGAGGCTTTGAGAACAATTTTAGGAACGCCTATCTCTTTGAGTACAGGGTGTTTATCACGAAGATACGGATACACGCGCCCACACCCTCTTGAATCGTTGAGTGCGTCGTGAGCACCTTCCAACTCCTTACCAGTCACCCTTTGGTACAAGACGCCCAACTTCATGTGTCTCAAAAACACTTTACGAGTCATATCTAAAGTACACACAAACCGCAAACGCTTGAAAGGTTCGACACTCAAACCATGCCTGTAACACTCAGAAAACAGTACGTTTTCATCGAACTTGGAATTGTGTGCGACGAGAATGTCAACACCTCGCGTTAATTCGATAAATTTGTCATACAATTCTTTAAATGGAAGCCCTTCTGCCTTCGCGTGTTCGTGTGTGATTCCATGGATTTCGGTAGCCTTCACTTCAAAGTCTTTAGGATACGCAATACCATGATACGAAGACACCTCACGCCCACTAGAGGTGTATTTCACAAGCGCCAATGACACCATACGACATAAATTGAAGTTATCTATGTTGTCTGGGGTTGCCCTATTCCAGGTCATAGGGAGACCAGTGGTCTCCGTGTCCCATGCTATATAGCTCATTACTTATTAACTCGAGCCTATTCTTTATCTCTTTTTGCTGAAATAATCAACTTGTTTCTTGAGGATAGTCTTAACCCCTTCTTTTGTTCTACCGCCGAATAATTGTTTGATGTGCCTCTCACTTAGGCTTTCATAGAACTTAATAAGCTTCTTTTCAACATCTGCACGAACCTTCATTCGTCTAAGAACACGATCGATGAGTTCAATCACGTGTTTCTTACGCTGACCGGTCGTGGGTGTGCGAAGACTGTACAAGGCTTCTCTCCTCTTCGCAGCCACGGGTGATCGAAGCTTAGATATGATCTCGTTTCTAAATTTAGCACTCTCTTGTTTTCGCACAGTCGCGGGACCACGGGTGAATTTGAGTGGTTTCTTCTTCTTTTTATCAACTGGTGATTTGTATTGGATTTGTGTTTGCTTCAAAGAACCACCGGACCCACCCTTAACAGATATAGTTGGGGCGACCGTCACGGTCACGGGTTGCTTGAATGGCTGAAGAAGGCGTTCTATGTTCGTTTTAGTGATCCCGGGTGGTGTATTTTTTTGTTTGGCGATTTGATTAAACATCGGCTCAAGAGCTCTTTTAACAGCAGGCGCACCTTCTTCCTTCCAACGTCTTCGCCTCTCTTCCGAGCGTTTTTCAGCTCCTTGCTTTTTAGCGTCTCTATGTCTCGCTGTTTGAGATGGCGCTGTAGTGGGGTTTGGTATACCCTGTTTATTCGGTGTTGTGAATGAGTTAGCCTTGGGCTTGTTTTCTTTATTTGAGCCACCCGTGGGCTTGTTTTCTTTATTTGAGCCACCCGTGGGCTTGTTTTCTTTATTTGAGCCACCCGTGGACTCGTTTTCATTATTTGATTTAAACAGGGATCTTCTTGTGGGTTTTTTCGTTAACTCGGCTATACGGGTTTCATACGCACGCAATTTCTTTTGCATATTTTCCATTTTACCCGGGGAAATGTGGGTCCTCTTTAATGCGTTAAGTTCGCGTCTTAATTTATTTATTTTAGCTGTATTTTTCTTGATGATTGTGATTGGTACAGTTTCTGAGTTTGAGTTTGAGCGTTGCGTTTTATGAAATTCTTTTATCAGTTCCGCTTGTCTCTCGAGTCTTTCTCCCATAAACTTAATTTTCTTTTCCAGTTCAGCCTTTTCTTTCAGGTAGTCTAGCTCCGTTTTCATGGCGAGTGGTTTTTCTGTACTTCTAGTTCTTTTAATAGAGATGGCGCCGGTTGTTTTGTCACTTGGACTATCCCGTTCTCGTTTTCCGACGAGGGATTCAGCTTTTTCTACAGCTGATACCATTTTTAGATGTTTCGTCGTCGCCTCTTTTACCTTTTCATCCAATCGCTTCTGTTCATTTTTGGGGCTATTAGGGTTGGATTTTGCTTTTTTTGATGCGCTTCGCGCTTTATTAAGGGCGTTACTTGACTCATACTCCATGTCTTCGAGATTCTGGTGTAATTGCACCGTTGTCATCCATAATCTAGCAGGGTTGCCTTGATACTTTCTCATCTCCGTGTTATGGTCTCTTAACATTTGGTCTATCCGTCGGTGACCCACCGACTGTGTTTGGTACGTCGATTCATTACCCACACCCAAACGTGACCTAGATCCGGAAAATGATGCGGATCCTGTGAGTTTTTTATTTTTGGCTCTGGTTGCGAGTTTAGTATTCTTATTTACAGTCTCAGTTTGAGTTTGATTTCCAGGAGCTGGAAGTGCCAATACTCGTTGTGACATATCTACTATTCTCTCACATTTTTTATCATATCGTACACGACCTTCCCATCGATGATTTCGTCCCTGACGAGGATGTCCTTGAGTTCCTCGAGTTCTTCCCTGTGTTGATGCAACAGTTCCATGACCTCGACGTAACAATCATCTGATATTCTGTGTACCTCAAGGTCGACGAGATACGAGGTTTGCTGAGATAAATACCCTTCCTGGACGTTTATTTTACCTATGGCTTCAGACATGCCGTAATTCATCACCATTTCACGGGCGATCTCATACACATGTGAAAAATCACTCGTCGCACCGGTCGTCACGTTATCCTTTCCATATATGAGTTCTTCTGCCGCGTGACCACCCAATGAGACCTTAATCTGAGACAAAAGATACTCCTTTGTGTACATACCACGTTCATCGGACGCGGGTTGGAAGAATGTGACGCCACCCGCGTCACCGCGTGGAATGATACTCACTTTACGAACTTCGTCGTATTCGGGCATCAAAACACCTATGATAGCGTGTCCACCCTCATGGTATGCCACACGCTTCTTACGCTCATCAGACATGGGGCGACCACCTTTCGCACCCACGACTACCCTTTGATACACGTCTTCAACGATGGAAGGCGTGATGAGATTCGTGCCTTCTCTCACGGAGTAAATAGCGCATTCGTTCATGAGGTTTTCGAGATCCGCACCCGAAAAGCCCGTCGTTTGTCTCGCGATATTCATGAGATCCACTCCCGGATCGAGATTCTTGTTCTTTGAGTGTACTTGGAGTATCTTCTCACGGCCGTGTACATCTGGGAGACTGACCTGTATTTTACGATCAAAGCGACCCGGTCGAAGCAAAGCCTCGTCGAGGATATCGAGACGGTTTGTAGCGGCGATGACGACGATTTGAGAATCATTATCGAAACCATCCATCTCGGTCAAAAGCTGGTTAATGGTTTGTTCGCGTTCATCGTTTGCGGCTAAACCATTCGCAGAACGTTTCTTACCGATGGCGTCTATCTCATCGATAAACACGATACAGGGCTGGTTATTTCGAGCCATCTTGAATATATCACGAACACGCTTCGCGCCGACACCGACGAACATCTCAACGAAAGACGAACCAGAACACTGGATGAAAGGCACAGAGGATTCACCTGCGATAGCGCGAGCCAAGAGCGTTTTACCCGTACCGGGCTTACCCGTGAGGAGCGCACCTTTTGGTATCTTTGCGCCACTCACGATGTATTGCGTGGGATCGCGAAGAAACCCAACAATCTCCTGGAGTTCGTCTTTGGCATTATCGATGCCCCGGACATCGTCAAATCTCGTAGGGATTTGACTTTCGACTTCCAATTCTTTCTCACCCATGTTAAATGGATTCGGTGAACCACCGCCACCACCCATCATGCCACCGAAAAGTATGCGAAACAGGGCGATGGAAAACATAAGCGTAAAACCAACGGATACGGCATCGGCGAAGTTCGTGGTTTTGGATAGATCCAATTGAACATCGGCATCACTTTCAATGAGCGCTTCCCAAAATGGGTTCGAACCTACGTAGTTAGTCATGGATAGACCATTTTCATCCGTATAATAAACGAGGTTCGTATCGGGTTTAACGATGACTTCTTGTACTTGATGTTTCTTAATACTTTTTACAAAATCACTAAAAAGCCTAGGTTCCGGTTTCGGTTTTTTACTGATCTTCGTAGACGGTGCACTTAATAATTTAGCTGTAGTCAACATATTATATTAGACATAGAAATCTTTATACCTCGCAAATTTCATCTTTTCCATCATGTAAAACATTTGATACGCTTCGGTGATGGATGGATGACGATATTCTTCGGGCATACACTCGGGTATTCCTTCTTGTGAATAATATGCAGTAGTACTCACCCTTTTTTCAAATCGAGGTGGAGGATGGTCATAAAGCCAAAGTAAATGCTTTGCGCACGTGTGTATCTTCCCATATCGTTTTGTATATTCAAGTGTGAGTGCCATTCCAATCTTACACGCAAATAGATAGTTCTCAATCGATGATGCAATCCACATAGTCATCGGATGTTTTGGATGCGCTGGACGGTATCCGCGCCTCGTCTTATCTTTTGTGTATGGTGCGTGTTGATAAATAAACGATTCTTGACCCTCAAAGTGCCACGCCATATATAACATCTGCGCTATTTCAAGTTGTATCTTCACGACATGTTGATCACAATTCATTCTCGCATTTTCAGATGGATCCAAAGAAAGAAAGAATATATTCATCTTTGTAGTCGTTGGTCACAAACATTTTTTTAGATTGATTACAAATACTAGGACATGTGACTTAGGGTCATTCTACATCTGAAATGTACTCTTCTTCCACGACAGCTTCATCATCATCCTCATCATCGGCGCCAATCGCTTCTTCTTCCGGAGCCGCATCATCATCTTCATTTTCTTCTTCCTCTTCTTCGATTTCTTCCTCATGTTCAGTCTCTGGCTCAGGCTCAGGCTCTTTCTTTTTCTTCTTTGATGCCGCTGTTGGTTTGTTAAACACGAGTTCAAGCTTTTTGTATCGCCCTTCCATTTCAACCTTCCTTTTTTCAATCTTTTTAGGTAAATTACGCGTAAATTCTTCATCGTATCCGAGGGCTTTTAGTGCCGTAGCGAGTGTTTTTGTGGGTGGAATCTTATTCTTTGAAAAGTACTTTTCGGTGAGTGTAAGCATCTGTGGAAGAAGTTTTACACGCACTTTTCCACACTTTAAGATATTCACTCGCATAATCAAACGATCTAGATATTCCACCTGTGGTATTTTCTTTTTGGCGAACAGTTCCTTTTCTGGTAAAGGTAACACGTATTTTGGCATAACAAACTCTGCGCCACTCAATTCACATGACTTTCGAAGATTGTCTATGTAATTGTCGTAGTTCTGCATGTATGTCGTTTCTCTTTCGTAAGGTTTGCATTTTGGGGGATACAAAATCGAATGCAAAAATGACCCCTCGATTGGACGAGACGAGGGAGTCACTGTGGCGGGTCTGGGACGAATAGCGGGTCTTTTCAACATATTGAGATAGTTCTCTTAATCTTTATTACAACTTAGGTTTAATTCACACTCTATCACGTGATGCGCTTGAAAATTTTGGAGTGATTCATACGGTCCCCATATTTCGATAACTTTACGGTTCTTGTCGTACCAGAGATAGGACAAATCCAAAAATCGCGTGAGCCAATAGAATCTCTTTCCTGACTTACCTACGAAATTGAAAATGTCATCTTCCTCGTACGACGAGACATCTAACTCACTGTAGTGAGTGGTAGGTGGCCTGTACGGAGCCATTTATAATTAAACGCGTGTATCTTTTAAGTCTCATTTACTTACCCCCACACGCACCGCAGTATTTTTCCTTCGAGTGAGATGGTTTATAAACATAGATGTACAAGATAACGAGAGCAATAATAGAACCTGGGAGAAGCAATCTGTTCGCGTTTTTCATTTTATATGAACGCACATTTTATTCCTCATCGTCCAGGCTAATGTCCGAATCACTCTCTTCATCGGTTGACATCTCATAATCTTCGTCTGAATCAGATATAGGTTCGTAAATTCCCTCGGCGACCTTTCTATATAAACCCGTGTCTTCGACATCGGTCACATCATAATAACCACATACTGCGTCCTTTGAGATGGCCTGTACTTCACCATTAAACTTGTACGTACCATTGCGATGACACACAAATTCTCTGACGAGATATTCACTTGCGTTTAATTCGTGTTCTATTCGACACAATGACACACTACCATCTTCAAATGCGACGTCCACTATCATTTAATAGAGTTATAATTTCTTCTCTTAAAGTAGGTTACAATGAATGTATTGAAAAATAGGTACGTAGACTACAATGACGCGGTAATGTTCGACATGGATAACACACTTATATTTACAAACACTAGACCTAATACTCCGGCTATAGAACTTCTTGAAGATTGTATAAAACTTGGATACAGAATAGTCATTATGACTGCAAGACCAAACATACCAGGCATGTCTTGTTTTACAAAATGCCAATTACACATGTATGGCATATATTACGATGAACTCCACTTAGTTCCAGCTAAAAAGAAAGGTGAGCGCAAAAGAATGACGGGATACAATTATGTATTATCCGTTGGTGACCACGACACAGACCTTACCGATTCCGAATATGTGATTAAGATTTCCACCTAGAATCACAATTATGGCATGTGATAAAAACCGTCATAGGTTCATCCGCGCTTCTAGTCTGCATCTCATAATATGTCGTCTTGTAAGACTTACATCGTCCACATTTGAAAATTCCCTTGTACGTTGGATCTTTTAATACATTTGAATTGTATTCCTTTTTCATATCTTTCGTGACGCACACTTCTTTCATGGCGGCCCATGGTCCATCTGGCCACAAACCCTGTGGTGAAAGGTCAACAATACTGGAAGCCTTCACGTCACCATTCAAGATCCTATTCTTCAAACAGGGAGCATTATTAATATTATATTGAATCTGGAGAAACTTATGTTTATAACGGTTCATGTGATATGGGTTATCAGCCGCGGCGACGTCGCCGAGTGCTGTACTCCTTTTCACTGCCCAGTTATGTGTACTTTTCTCGAGATTCACGCATAGAGGACTATCCTTTGGGATACCCAAAAGTTCAGAATATTTATTTTGGACGTATTCTCTGATCATGACGATTTACTTAATTATTACAAAATTAATACCGACTTAAGTACTTGAATTCCGGTCTTTCGCATTCGCCGAATGATTCTGGGGAACATTTGTTGAATGGACCACCCTTTCTACCCTTATCATTTATGGTTGGGACCCACTCTCCATCCAATAATCTAACCCCATACAATTCCGTTTGCCTGAGAACAAGATACACAATCAAAAGAGCCAACACGGCTGTGAGCATTTATGTAAGCTCAGCTTTTATTTTGGGATGTATGCGGACCCGTTAAACACTGCATCCATGTATTTCATCGCCAACACAAAGTGTAATTGCGCCCAATCCTGTGGTTTGATTTTATCACCTGTAATCGGATTGTCATTCACATCAACCATAAAATCGTGTTTCTCATGCATAGACTTCTTAAAACTATCACTCGCGCGCTTCAGCCATTCAGCATGGTCTTTCTTCGTGGGGTCAAAATTAAGAGATAAGCTCCCCATTTTTTATAATATACTAATCAATCTTTAAATTACATTCAAGCCACATTTTGTACATATCCTCGTCGACATTGGCATCTATTTCCTGTCCTTTTAATTTCAAATCGGTTAATTCGTCCGTGTATTCGAAATTGTGACAGTAAAAATATGACAGGCCATAACTCATAGACATGCCATTTAATTCATGCTGTTGAAGTGTATTTACTTTTATAAATTTACGAACGTAATCTGGTGTCCTTTTTTTAGCGCCAATAGTTGGTTCTATCCTCGTGTGGGACTCACTTAGATCGACTGACGGCCAGTGTCCAAATTTAGACCTATATATTGATAGGTAATCAATATACTTAACGGCTTGTATCTTTTTACTGAAACAGATTGCCCTCGGTTTATGAGTTGGGTCCGTTATCGTTGCGAGGCTACTACGACCTACTGTTATGAAATGAAACTCCATCCTATATTGTATTGAAGAAAAAACCTTAAGTAACTATAGATGAATATCCCAAAAACTCCAGGTCAAATTGAATATGTCAGAGTGTTACAGTCACACAAACCAATTGTAATCGCAACCGGTCCCGCTGGTTCGGGCAAAACCATGTTCGCGTGTCAATATGCGGCTGAACAGCTAAAAAGCAAGGAATGCAAAAGGATCATTCTCACTCGACCAATTGTTGCTGCGGACGAAGACATGGGATACTTACCAGGGGAAATGGAACGTAAGATGGAACCATGGATTCGCCCAATGATGGATGTATTTGAAATGCAACTCACTCGCAATCAACTCGAACGTTGTGTAAAGGTTGAACCACTCGGATTCATGCGAGGGAGAACGTTCAACGATTCATTTATAATTGGTGATGAAATGCAAAACAGTACACCAAATCAAATGAAGATGTTACTCACACGTCTCGGTGAAAACTCTAAAATGATAGTCATGGGTGATTTGAGACAAAGTGACCTCACAGATAGAAAAAATGGGCTCGCGGATCTCGTACACAAACTCAAGGGAAATGAATTTGAGTACGTTGAACATGTCATGATGCACGACGAAGACATTCTGAGACACCCTGCTGTGGCCGAGATTCTCAAGATTTATTAAACGAGGCGAGAACGGAGTGACGCAATGTTTTTATTTTTTGTTTTAATTTATCTGTTTCTCGATGTGTCTCTATTTTTTGCTCATAATACATATTGAGCCAACACACAAGGTCTTTGAATAAAGGTTTGGTGCGTATATACCATTCCGTAAGAGACAAAACGGTTGTATCACATGCATCGTACCCTTTTAGAATGGTGTCATTTTCACACTTTTCTAAAAGTGGTTTAAGCTCGTAAAGATCTGCTATGATCTCGTCTAGCTCCGACCTTTTTCGACTAAGGTCTTCAAGTTCCTCTTCGAGCATGTTATATAAATTGGAGAATTTTTTACTTGACAGTGGCATTGCTCTGATTCCTATGAAGTCATAGATACATTTTCAACGACTTCCCTGTACCTATTATAAGAATCAAATGGTATGAAGCTTTCATCTTCGATTATATTTCTAACATTTTCATATCCAATGTATTCCTTCTTCATGTCAATCGTTAAATCGTGTTCGTTTCTATCCTGATAAACTGTGGGGGGGCCAAATACAACTTTAAAACCCTTCTTCTGTAAGATGTAAGAACCAAAGATATCATCCATTCTTCCAACTTTATCAAACATAAAATAGTGTCTGAGTGCATCCTTTGACAGAATTGTATTCTGGCTATTAAAAGGTGTCATGCAGTCTGTTGTGTACCACGAATTTGTAAATTTGCACTCTGGGGCATATATCATTCTGCATACAGCGTCTATATCTGGATCACCATTCCATAAATTTGCTTGAACGTCAAACTTTTCAAAAAACTTTTTAGTTTGCGTTACTTCATTTTTTTTATGAACGTGTTGAAGTGGAAATCCCCTGTGCCACAGATGATTATAATTTGTTACACTCAGTGGATCAAAAAATTTAAACTTTGTGGAAAATACATCAATCTTTTGTGGTTTAAAAAATTCACCCCAATTGTCTAACGGAATGTTATCGTCATCAACAGTGGCAATATAATCATATCCATTTTTAAGTGCGTACACAAATCCCAGATTACGACGTTGAATGCAGTTCCAACCAATCATATCAGAAAGAGGCTTATCCAATTTTTCTTGTTCTTCTGGATGCAAATAATTATAGTTTTTATACTTATCGTGAGGTGTTTTCTTGTCCCCGACAACCAAAAAATCCCAACCATTCATCTTAGCGAACATTTGAGTAGCTTTGGTTGGTTCACTAATAGTGGTAGTAACTATTAGTTTACGCATTTAAAGATAAAAACGTCTTATTCTTTAAATGATTGTATCTGCTGTTATATGTGGTAGAAATGATAATTATGGCGGTCACTTGAATGAGAGAGCGAATTATTCAATTAATTCAATGTTAGAAACATTCGATGAAGTCGTGTACGTTGATTGGAACACGGAAGATGGTAAAAATATATTAACAGACGACTTAGACATAAAAGACCGCTCCAAACTAAAGGTTATAACGATTAATCCAAGTAAAGTAAAAGAATTGACAAAGGATGTAAAGTGTCAACCCATGTGTGAAGTACTTTCAAGAAATATTGGAATAAGAAGAGCTAGTGGTGATATTATAGTTAGTACAAATATAGACATAATTGCACCAACTAGAGGTGAACTCGACATGTCCATATCAGATTTAAAGCCAATGGAGATGTTAACTGTTACAAGAAAGGATGTAGAATTGGATGACCTGGATAAACACTTTAATAACATACCATTTAAGAATGATATGGTGCCATTGATTTATGGCGTAGATTCAATCAGAGTAAAACTTATGAGTCCATTCTTACAAGTTGACAAAGAATTAATTGAAAAATTTCCTGAAAAAGACCATCATACAATTTCAAGTATCATATGTGGTTGCGGAGACTTCCAAATGGCGCATAAGGACACTTGGTATAACATTAGAGGCTTTGAAGAATCCATGACAAAAAGGCAATACTCAGATACAACGGTTCAATATAAATTGATAATGAGGGGTGGTAAAGTAAAAGCTTCCAATTTTCCACCAATTTATCACTTAGAACACGAAAGAGATAACTCCGCAAATATACTTAACTCAATTGAAATGGTTAAGAATACAGAAAACAACGAAGATTGGGGATTTTTACATGAGAGTATCGTATAAATTGTTATCACTCGGTGAAGAAAATGTAGTATCATTGCCACTTTTGCCATTGGGTCTCCATCTACTTACCTGTTTTTCCATCGATTTAATGTGCCAAAGAGCCAGTCTTGGTTCAGCTTGCAGTCCAACTACTTTTTCAGAACCATGTAATTTAGTGTGAACTTCATTTGACCATTTTATATGTGGTGCATTTTTGTAAATACGACCCTGCATATCCGGCCAATTTATCCACCCAAACTCATTAAGGTTAAGTTTATAAAAGTCTATAAAATCTTGTGTTATTCCCGGATGAATATTTATTCTAGGAATGAATATTATCTCGGCTTTACTCTCATTAATAATTTTCTTTACATTCTTAATGAGTGTTTCCTGAGGCATTTCATCTGCGTCAAGACCAAATATATATTCGCCAGTTGCATTATCAGTGTGAAATTGAGAATTTTTACAAAAATCATCAAATGGTCTCTTAAAAATATTTATCCTCTCCTTGAATTGTTCAAGAACGCGTTCAACCTTATCGGTCGTGTGTTCTATATCGACCACCACATTGACCTCATCTTCATCGTCTATGACCTTTTGTAAAAAGTTAAGCAACGAAAAAAGCTCCCTAGATTCATTACAAACTTGAATTGTATACGTAAGCTTCATGTACCAATTTAAAGCTTCTACTCTTTAATCGGTTAGATGAAGGTTTCTGATTATGTCACGAATTTCTTACTAGAAAAGGGCATTAATAAATGCTTTTCTGTGACGGGTGGATTTGCGATGCACCTCAATGACTCATTTGGTCAAAAGCTTGATGTGACCTACACACACGGGGAACAGCCCGCGGGCTACGCGGCACTGGGATGGTCTTCGTATGAACACAATCCGAGTGTATGTTGTGTTACATCAGGATGTGGTGCGACAAATGCGATCACACCGTGTCTGATCGCATACCAAGATAGTGTACCCGTGTTTTTCATAAGTGGTCAAGTACACAGAGACGATAACATAAGATCAAGTGGTGCTACACACCGTGGATATTTTGGATCGGATTGTGATATCATAGATTCTGTAAAGGGTATGACAAAATACGCAGCAGAACTCGCGGATCCAAAAGATACACACCGCGTTCTTCAAGAATGTTATGAAAATCTTACGACCGGAAGACTTGGTCCAGTATGGTTATCTATACCAGTGGATGTGCAATCTATGCAAGTCCCAGATATGATTCCAACGCGTCTAGATTTAAAAACCGATACAATTCAGGGTTTACCCGATGAATTTACACAACTTTGGTTAAAATCAAAAAGACCTATAGTACTCGCAGGTAATGGAATACACATGTCAAAGACGCGCGACAAGTTTAGAGAATTCATAAAACAACATGACATTCCATATGTTGTTACGTTCTTCGGGAGTGATTTGGGAGACGATTACGTTGGTAAAACAGGTCTCATAGGAAATCGGTCGGGTAATTTTGCTATCCAAAACGCAGATCTCATTTTGTGTTTGGGTTCCAGACTTTCAAAGAATATTACGGGGTACAATCGTGGTTTGTTTGCGAGAGAGGCGAAGGTCGTTTACTTGGACATAGATAAAAGTGAATTTATGGAAAAGAAACAACTAGACATGAAACTTCACATGGATCTAAGAACTTTCTTTGATATAGAATTACCAAAAGTCAAATGGGACCAAAAATGGATACAAAAGAATAAAGAATGGAGATCTATGTGGGAAGAAGAATTACCTGATAAGAATGGACCACTCGTTTGCCCTTATCGCCACTTGAATACATTCTTCAAAGAAAAGAGTGGTAATTCAATTGTAACCATGTCATCCGGTTCCATATATTGTGTAGGTTGGCACATGCACAGATACAAGAATGGAGACCGTTTCATCACGAGTGGTCACGGAGATATGGGTTACGAAGTCGCATCAGCTATGGGTGCGGCATTTCACGGTAAAAGAACGTACACAATTGTCGGTGATGGCTCGTTTCAATACAATATCCAAGACTTGCAAACACTCAAACACCATAATCTACCAGTGACTATTCTCGTTTTCAATAATGGTGGCTATGGCGCCATACAAATAACACAAAATAATGTATTCAAAAGAGAATTTGGTACCACACCACAAAGTGATCTTTCATTTTGCAACTTTGAAAAGATTTCTAATGCGTATGAAATACCATATTACAAAGTAGAAAATGATGAAGATGTAGGATATCTTAAACACGAAAATGGACCAATTTTAGTTGAGATTGTGTGTAACGTACAAGGGCGTTACCCTAGACTTTCAAATAAGCCACAGCCAGATGGTACATTCAAAAATATGCCATACGAAGAAATGGCACCATTTTTAGACGACGAGTTTTTAAAAGAAAATATGTTTATACGAAGGGTTTAAAGTTAAAACAATTAATTAACACACATGAGATTTATTGACCGCGAAGGTAATCCCGCAAATATAGATTACGAAAAAGAAGAACAGTTTTTGGTAAGGAAATATTTACCAAAAGACGCACAAGTTTTAGAACTCGGTGCTAGATATGGTACAGTATCATGTGTGATTTCAGAAGTTATCCAAGATCCCACTAAACACGTCGCGGTTGAACCCGATCCCTCTGTAATAGAAGCACTCACAAAAAATAGGAGAGAAAATGGTGGTAAATTTCATATATATGAAGGGGTTATTTCCAGAAATGGATATGAGTTACAATTTATAGATCCAAAGTTTGAATACCACGAATACGGTACACACACCAAAATGTCAGATAACCCAACTGTTGAAAATAAATCATTAGATGAAATAGAAAAAAAATATAACCTACATTTTGATTGTGTAGTGGCCGATTGCGAAGGGTTCTTTTATGATTTCGTAAAAGAAAATAAAGAAAGGATAAAAAATATGAGAGTCATAATTTATGAACAAGATGGAGTTCCTTGGTCAGATATGATTCCCAAATATGAGGAGCTTGATGACATATTAGAAGGTATGAATTTTAAACGTGTGTTTACGATTCCACATCAAAAATATAAAAATAATCCACATTTTCATAATGTTTGGGTTAAAGATAAATTTTTACATGTATTGTGTGATAATATCTGATGAGTAGAAGTGATGTTTACCGTCTTCAACTATCCTGTTAAAAACGTCATACACCTTTTCTATAGTTAAGTCTTCGTGCTTCTCAATTACTTCTATCGCGTAATTGACATGCATTGACTTCATACCAGAAAGTAAATATGGAATACCGGATTTTTTGTATGATTCCACCCACTTATCGGCATACACGAGAGATGGTAACAACTTGTAGTCACCCTTGTTTTCCATGTGCGCGAGGACATACTCAGTCTTTGCGTTACCGGAACCCCGCCCAAACCCACCGAATGTCACATCCACTATGTCAGCTCCATTATATAACGCATCTATAGCTTTTACAGATGCATTTTTAAGGTTATCGTGTGCATGAAATCCAATAGCCCCGTCGTAGTGTTGTTTGATAAAATTCAAAATACTACGCATCTTATAAATTCCCAAGTTTCCGTATGTATCCGCCAAGTAGAAATACTCTATAGGAGCATCCTTGATGATTTCACACGTCTCCTTAATCTGTTCGTCAGACATCTTATCAATTCTACCAATGTTTATACATACATCGTATCCCAAATTCTTGAGTTGTTTACACGTGTCTACTGTATCACGGAGCAATTTTACATTAAGTTTCGAGTCGTCTTTGTTTTCACAGTGATATGCAACTAAAACACGGACCATACTCACGAGTGATTCAGATCTAGGTACGAAATCCTCGATCGTGAATGTACCCATCTGTGCCATGAGTGCCAACTTACATTCTGGAACTACAATATCCTTGAATGTTTCATTTATAAGGGACTCGGGTGTATAAAACCATGGACCGGAAGAATGTACAGTTCGTCTAAAACCAACTTCACAGTATTCGATTCCACACTCCTTCACAGTATTATAACACGCCCTAGCATGCTCTTTACTGAAATACCAATCATTTACATACCCACCATCACGTAAAGAGCAGTCAAGAATCTTCATTTATAACAAAGACTATCTAATCTTTATATAACTCTCCCCCAATTCAGTGATGTCCCTTATTTCCCAAGAAGCTCCAAACTTTTCGGCCCATTGTGAAAGCAAAAGTTTCTTTTCATGTACGATATCAAATTCTTTATCATGTAATTCACCTTGAACATATCGTTGTGTGATACATTTTACATCTCTTATATCTATAAAATCAAAGTATCTATCTTTGTCTATGATAATATGCTTTTCTCTCTTACACACAGCACTAAATCTCGTGGGAGGTTCCCCGTCCCCGTAACACCCCCATATTCTCAGTGAATATGCGTTGGGTATGGTTTGTATTCTCTTATCGATGATCCATTTAGACAATCCATATGGATCTGTTGGTGGATCACCTCTGAGTGCCGCACCACTTGAAAAATATATCAATTTACCTTTGAAAACTCTCGTCACATTTTCAAACATGAGGATGTTTTTGTATATGACGTCTCCATCGTCTTGTTTAAGGCGACTTCCACCAATAACAGCGCAGTGAATGACGACATCATATGCGTGGTCATTAAAATACTTTTCAACTGCGGCTTGATCCGTAAGGTCCAATTCTTTCCGTGTGACACCTATCCAATCGGTATCTTTCAGTAGATTGCTTCCCACGAATCCATTTGAACCGAGAACACACACTCTTTTCATTTACTTAAAGTAAAAACAATACTTTAAGTGAGATGTTGTTTCTTATAGATTTGGACGGGACTCTTGTAAACAGTGATCACCTTCACTATGAATCATATGCAAAAATACTTTGTATGAAAGTCGAACAAATACAGGAAATAGTGGAAACTATTGGAATGAGTAATTTTTTGAGTTATTTTCCAGACCCTACATATATTCGTGAAGAAAAATTACAAGAAATGTTAAAGATTGAATATATTGAACTCATTAAGAATGCAGATAAGTTTATAGATTTCATCAATGATAACGACATAAATCACGTGGTTGTCACAAATTCAAATAGACGCGTTGTTGAACACTTTAAAAATAAACTTCCCATACTTAACAAACTCAAGAATTGGGTAGTACGTGAAGATTATGTGAACCCCAAACCAAATTCAGAATGTTATAAACTCGCCATTGATTTGTATGGAAAGGGTGAAACACGGGTACTAGGTTTTGAAAATTCGAAAGAGGGATTACATGCATTAACAGGTGTGGTCAAAGAAATATTTTGTATTCAACCACATACAGACTACTTAAAAGTTATAGATGATATTAAAACACGATGCCCAAAAAAGTTTGGTATGCCCCCAACAAATTTGAATCGTATGGCGAAGAAGAGATTGAAGCTGTCATTAATTGTCTCCGCGATGGCTGGCTCGCTGGCTTTGGGGATCGCTCTGTTGAATTTGAGAAAAGGGTTTCATATGTATTCGGGAAGAGACACGGACTCTTTGTAAATTCTGGGAGTAGTGCGATCCTTTTGGGTTTGTGCGCACTTAATCTTCCAAAGGGTTCTGAAATCGTAACACCGGCATGTGGGTTTTCCACTACCGTCGCACCCATTGTCCAATTGGGACACACACCCGTCTTCTGTGACGTAGAACTAAATACGTATGTACCGAGTGTTGAACAATTGAAGAAAGTTGTGACTGAAAACACGAAGTGTCTCCTTCTTCCAAACCTGATTGGAAATACACCGGATTGGAAAGCCATTCGAGAAGCGTTTCCAAATGTAATTTTATTTGAAGATTCAGCTGACACGATCACTAAGACTGAGTGTACGGATCTAAGCACCACAAGCTTCTACGCGAGTCACGTCATCACGGCTGGTGGTGTGGGTGGTATGGTTATGTTTAATGATGATGAACACCTCAAAAGAGCTCTCATGTACAGGGATTGGGGTAGAATTGGTGACAATATCGAAGAACCAAGTGAGCGTTTCAATCACTCCGTCGACGGTATTCCGTATGATTGGAAATTTCTATATGGCGTCGCGGGATATCACTTGAAGGCGTGCGAAATGAACGCGGCGTTCGGTCTCGTACAACTTGATAAGCTCGATGGTTTCCTCAAGAAGAGGCGTACCATGATTGAACGATATCTCGAAAACCTTAAGGACACTAAGTATTATACACTCCCAGATGATTCAAGAAAACCAAACTGGCTCGCGATTCCGTTACAGTGCCCGGATAGACTTGAATTGGTCAAATACCTCGAGGAAAACGATGTTCAAACACGTGTGACGTTTGCTGGTAACATCACGAGACATCCAGCGTTCAGGGAATATCTCCAAGATTTCGAAAATGCAGATAAGATCATGAAGGATGGTTTCCTTCTAGGAGCACACCACGGACTAGATATTGAAGACATAGATAGAGTGTGTGAACTCTTAAAAAAATTCAAATAGCTTAAAACAACTAACTTTTAATATTTAAATGCCCACTGCTCTCGTCACGGGAGGGTGTGGGTTCATCGCGTCCAATTTTATCAACCGGATGAAAGATAAATACCCGGATATTGTTTTTGTAACCGTTGATAAAATGGATTATTGTTCAAATCCCAAAAATATACATGAAGGAAAAGCGATTATTGTTAAGGGAAATGTGGGTAACGCTGAACTCATAGAACACCTCATACATGACTATAAGTTTGATTACGTGTTTCACTTCGCTGCACAAAGTCACGTGGATAATTCATTCGAAAATTCACTTACGTTTACTAGAGATAATGTATATGGTACACACGTTCTCATAGAGGCTTGTAGACATCATCTACCAAATGTTGAATTCATTCATTTCAGCACGGATGAAGTTTACGGTGAAAGTGTCACCGATGTACCATTCAATGAAAGTGAAACCGTTCTTAAACCAACAAACCCATACTCAGCATCTAAAGCTGCGGCCGAAATGGTGATTCATTCATATATAGAATCATTCAACATGAATATAAAAATAATTAGGTGTAACAATGTATATGGTCCAAATCAATACCCGGAAAAGCTCATTCCTAAATTCAAGAAACTTCTCAAAGAAAACAGAAAATGTACCATTCATGGTACAAGGAGTGCACATGTAAAAAGAGCTTTTATACACGTGGATGACGTGGTCGACGCTGTGAATGTGGTTTGGAAGAAGGGTGGAAACGGTGAAATATACAATATAGCTTCAGATTATGAACTTACCGTCATGGATGTTACAAAACTCATCATAAAAACCATAAAAAATACTGAAAATTATGATGAATGGATAGAATATGTAACTGATAGACCATTTAATGATCGAAGATATTACATATGCGCCGATAAATTAAAGTCAATTGGTTGGAAACAAAACAAGGGGATTGATGATCTTATTAAGTTTTTTATTGAGTAACACCGACCGACGCAACTTGACGTGTCAACACTGGCACTTGAGCCGCGGCCGCGGTCTCCACCACCTTTTTACCCTTGAACATCATAAACAGACATATGAACAGCATCAGCATGTTAAGAGCGGCGGAAAATCCAGCGTATCCCATCTCACCCTTCTTGTCAGCTGGATCACATTCATTTATCACGTGTATCAACATGAAAGCGCCAACCGCACCCATCAAAGAGAACAGCACGTAGAAAGCAGAAAGTTCAGCGGTAAACAATTGAATTGTCAATAGAGTCGTAACAACACCCAACGCCATAGCGAGTGTGTGACTGAAATATCCCTTTATGTTCTGCAATTTCTCGGAACTATCGGTTTGTCCACATTTATTCAACACATTTACACCAAGAGCCGAGACCGAGATGTAAAACACAAGCAGAAATATGATAGAAATAATCGTTCCAGGTTTCATTTTAAGATCGAATTTCTGTTTTTGTAACTGCTTCGCAGTGGACACAACTGGCGCGGCGCCTTGAAATTTTTGATAACCTCGTCCCATGGAATCAACCGTGGCGTGCCCCATGCTGGATATACCTCTACCAACCGCAGTGCCACCTTTCTTGAGACCACCACCGGCTTTCGCTGAAGCGGATCGCAGGGTCTTAAACATTTTATATTATATTTGGAGAAAATTAATGTCAGTACATAACAAATGGAGACTAGGCAGAAACTTATACTGACCATTCTGTTAGTGTGTTGTCTTGGATCTATAGGCACTATGATAATAGTCACAACTGGTTTAGCCGAAGCTAAGCGTTCTGGTGCAATCGAAGGCACGGAAGAGTTTTATGCAAAAAAGTTTGATCTTGACGAATTGAAAAAAATTCTCATTGATGCCGTCGCCGCAGACACAGTCGTAACACCGCCAGAAAAAACTGCGGGTGATTTTTTAGATATAGATGAGTATATAGAATATAAAATACAGCGGTCATCTGGCAAAAAGGTGAGAGAAGAGATAGTCGCTCGGTCTCAGCCTCACATAGACAAGTTAAAACGATGGTGTGCAAAAAACTACGACGCACTCGAGAGATTTAAAAAATCGGAAACGATAGTAGTTCAATATTTGGATGGTACACAGCGAAATCCATTGCAATTTTATACGAGATACATGGATAATGTATCTGATGAGGGCAAACAGCTACTTAAAAAAGTGTGCAAGAAGTAGATGCATGTAGTACAATCGATATACATCATATTAATGCTCCTGTCTTATGTGTTTCAGAAGACAGGAAGATTAACGTTCGAAGAAAAGTGTAAACTATTAGAATTCACAGGTATGATAGTCAGGGAAACTTCTTTTCCTCCTCCCGCTCTTTATAAATCCGGTACAGGGTGTATAAACCTATCGACGCACCAAGAAGAGAATACATCGAATAATAGTTTGAACCCTTCCTGTATTGATACAATGACCACAAAAGACCAGCTAAAACTCCTACTGTGATGTATTGTGGGTCAAGGTCAGATAAATCCTTTCTCTTATAGGCTTCGTTTATTTCGTACATAATCTGATACATCCCCAGAGACATAGCAGCTACGAACAGGCAATTGTCTGTATCCATTACAAGTATTAAAGAAATTAATTCTATATTAAGTATATAATGAGCACCCCAGAAAACGTCCTCGCTGGATATGATGACACATCGAAACAGGGTCAACTCGTGATTCAACGTGTGAAGACCCTCGCCAACCGATACAAGAGAACTGGTATCAACAAAGAAAACATCTGTGGTATCGTGTCTACACTCATGATGGAAGTCAACAATATTAAGACACTCAGTGGACCAGACAAAAAGGAACTCGTGATTGACCTTATTTATTCCATCATAGAAGAAATCGATGAAGGTGAAGAAGATTCTGAAATCGAGGTCGTTCTCAAGAAGATGGTTCCGCCAATGATCGATAGCTTCTCGGTGATGCTAAAGGTAACTAAAGGTTGTGGTTGTTTTGGTAAATAGATGAAGTTTCCGTCTTTAGAAACTATGGTAATGTACGGTATATATACAATACGGGATCTTGTTCTGTATTCAGAAAATAAGCTTGTACAAAGGAACATACGAGTACTTAATGAGTGTGACACATGTTCGTTTGTATTCGAAGGTCATGTATGTGACAATTGTAACTCTATTAAAAAAGAGAGTCGAATGATACTCAGATAAAAATGCCGGGATATCCGACTGTCACGACGTACACGACGCGCCATTTTCGTGCATTTCGAAAGTGATTGCATATGTTGCGCCGAGCGAAAAATGATAAAAGCGCTCAAACACGAATGTTTGAAACAGGGAAACCGAATACATAAATTTACTGCATGGGTAAGACGAAAGTTTGGAACGCTCGTCATTCAGAGAGACACGAGTTACGGGGATGGAACTTCTATGCCGTGTGTTTTGTGTAGAAAGGTGATAGAAAAACATGGGTTGCGTTGGAGAGCCTATGATGGGGATAGATGGATAGATAGTTTACATTCTAGTCACATACCCAAGTCAAAACCAACGAATAAACAGCGCCGTCTTTTACGATTTGGGCTTAATGATGAGTCCGAGTGCTGACTCAAGATTGTTCTCATTTCTCTTTAGAGGCTTTTCTCGTTTGAGTTTCAAAGTCTCATTTTTACCGGTAGAACTGTTTATTTCATCCATCTTTTTCGTGTTTGAAATAATCGGTATAACTCGGTCTTCCAGGGGTTTGGAGTTTATCTCCTTAGGTTTCTCTTTGTCTACGATGCTATTGCTTCTAAATTCTTCTATGGTAAGGTCGCCACCAAACACATCTAATTGTTCTCTCAATGGCGCGATTGTGATAGATCCAAGTTTGTTGTACAATTTTTTGCGCATGATGATTATGTTACTACATATGATACCACCTCTCGTAATACCATACTTGTCTATGGCATACCGTTTCATGCAACTCCACGAACAAAATCCACCGCATGTATGAAATTTATTCCTTAGTTCGTCATATTTATATGGCAATTTAAGTATCTCACCTTCAAATGGATGACAGCACCACCAACACCACATAGTTTAGGACTATGTGATTATCTTTAAGTGTTATTTTTTTTCTCAGTAAACCACAAACATGGGAGGTGGTGGAAGTTCCACTATAAACCAGGAGATGAATATGTCCATGGTGAATGACATATTGTATGAATCTGTGACAAATAACGAAAGCTATACCCAAAATGAAATGAGAAATGAACAGGTCCTAAATCTTAAAATAGGAAGAAACGTTGGGTGTAACATAGAGACGGACCAGACAATTAATTCAACTTTCATGGCAACGACAGAACAGATATCAAATAGTTTTCAGAACGTGGCGAATGATCTCGTGAGTAGCCTACAGGCGGGTGCCAGTTCGGCATTGGACAAACAAACACAAGCGGGTAATCTTCAATTCGGTGATAAACAAAATGTAAACCAAACGATTAATACTGAAATTGAAAATATAGTTAAGACCCAACTTGAAACGAATAACCTCACCGAGACCATTAACAAAGCCGTAAACGTTCAAGAAGGAAACATCGAGATAGGTGAAACCATATGTTTGGATGGTGAGCAATTGTCGTTCAGACAAAACATATCCGCTGATCTCGCGGCGCAAGCGGTGACAAAGAACATTCTTACGGCTGTGACGAAGAATTCAGTCGTCCAAGATACCATAGCCCAAATTGACGCAGAAGCGAAATCTAAGGCTGGGGGTGCCGCCGAAGTCGTTGACTCGGTCGGTAATGCGGCTTCGAACGTGATTGGTGCGGTGACCGGACCAATGAAATACGGAATAATGGCCGTCGCTGGAATATGTTGTCTATTGGTAGTCGCCATGATAGTCATGGGTCTGTCTCCAGCGGGTCAATCTAAAATGAAAAACATGAATATGAGAGGTATGAAGATGCCCGGTAGATTGCCTGGTATGAAGCGCTAAATTACATTTTTGTTCTCTGTGGTGTACTGTGACCACTAAAAACAAAAATACATTTACAAAGATTCGAGGTGTTTGATGAGGGCATCACGCTTGTTCGCCTCCGCAAGTGGGATAATTCTGGCGAGCTTCTCTTCGTCATCGGTGAGTTCTTTAGCCATACCATACACTATGTATGGGTTAATGAACTTCTTTGGGTCGGCATCTCTCACATAGGCAACTGCCTTGGAATCACCCTTAAGGTTTTCTCGCATCCTGATGGATCCTAGCCACACGGCCAATGCGAGGATGGATACAATCAAAAGGATTGTGTTTATGTTCGCGTTCTTCATTATAATACATAAAGAAATAATTTTTCTTTAAATGAATGATAGTGAGCATAGACGTAGGCATACGTAACTTAGCAATATGTCGTTTTGATGATTCATGTAATTTGGTGATGAACTGGGATGTATCGGGTGTTCCACCTGAGTCAAAAGATGGATTATTCGTATCTATGCGAAACCATCTCGATGAAAAACATTGGGTATTGGACACGGATACGATTCTCATAGAAAAACAGCCAGACCGCAATAAGAAGATGAAAATGGTAGAAAATTTCTTACACGCGTACTTTGTAATAAAAGCACCTAAGTCCGAAACTATTATTTATGACGCAAAGTTTAAAATACCGGATGTGTGTGGGCCAGGTAAAGCACAGTATCTTAAACGTAAAAAGGTATCTATTGAACGTTGTGAAGCGTTTTTGAATGATAATCCTATCAATGAACACTGGTTACCTATATTTAAAGAATCAAAGAAAAAAGATGATCTCGCGGACACGGTAATGCAAGCCATCAGTTTCACGAAGCGCACGGAACCACTCAAGAAAACCGTAAAGAAAAAGGTCATTCCAAGAAGACCAAATCAAAATCAAAAGGAAACGAGATACTCAAAATCAAATTTAGCTTGGATATACCTTAATAAATTGGATTGCGAATGCCTCGAAAAGAATAAGCGGTTCATGAAGGACCTCAGAAGATACTATAAGGGGATAGATGATATGAAGAATGACCTAGATGAAAAATATCTTAAATAAAGTATGCTTAGATATGCGGCAACATTCAAAGAGCTTCCACGAGTGATAGAACTTGTACACAGAAGAGGTGAGAAGGTAATAGTCGATTACGCGAAAGAAAATTGTAAATTATCGGAAGCTTATGAAATAGCAGAGACGACGAAGAGACTGATCACATCGGTTCCAATAGGTTCAATGTGTGCCATAAAACTTACAAGCTTTGGTTCGAGGGAAAATGAATCGGAAGCCAGAGATTACGCACATTCTATCATAAAACACGCCAAATCCAGGGGTGTAAAGATATGTATAGATGCCGAAGATGTCTTGTATCCAGAGATATGTTATACCATGATGGCCGAACATAACACGAAATACGAAGTTAACGTATATAAAACATATCAAATGTATCGCAAATTTGGAGTTGCGGAATTATCGAAAGATATAGAAAATGCGCATTTGGATGGATTTAAATTAGGTTTAAAACTCGTAAGAGGTGCGTATCTAAAAAGACAACCTGGTTTACTTGATAAGAAATCGAGTGTAGATAGACAATACTCACAAGGTATGACATATTCACTCACGTGCCCAAACGCCCACACAATGTTAGCGACGCACAACGAAAAATCTCTCATATACGCAAAAAGATTTGACAGGGAACAATACGTGACAGCACAACTTTTAGGATTGGGCAAAAATATAGGTATCGATTACAGGTACATACCAGTTGGTACTCTAATGGAACTTACCCCTTATCTATTGAGACGCCTCAAAGAGAGAATGTCATGGGATTAAAGATTTAACGTTATATTTATGTAAATGCAAAAAGATGTCTTGGATCACGGATTTGTTCGCCTCGTGGACCACATGCCTCGGGAAGATGTGGATGCGGCCATCGTACAATCCGCCAGAGTCTCGTATGGAGATGGGACTAAATCATCAAGGGGAGACCGGGGACTTATTCGATATCTCCTTAGACACTGGCACACAACACCCTTCGAAATGGTGGAATTCAAGTTTCACATCAAGATGCCCATCTATATCGCTCGACAGCACATGCGCCACCGCATGGCCAGCATCAACGAACTCTCCGCCAGATACTCCGTCGTTCCGACACAATACTACGAACCAGACGTTTTACGCGGGCAATCCAAAGTAAACAATCAAGGTTCAGAAGGTGTCGTAGATGTAGGGGAAGAACTCTCGTCAAAGGTTTCCGAAAAACTCAGTGAATCTTTTGAGTTATACCAAGACCTTCTTGATAGAGGTACGTGTAGAGAACAAGCGCGTGGTAACCTTCCACAATCGACGTACACAGAATTCTATTGGAAGATCAACCTTCACAATCTCATGCATTACCTTCATCTACGTATGGATGAACACGCCCAAATGGAAATTCGCGAATATGCTAATGCGATTTACGAACTGGTCAAACCCCTCGTCCCCGTCACGATGGAGGCATTCAAGGATTTCCGCGCGGATGCCATGCATTTAACTGGACCTGAAATCAGGGCTATCGTCACCGGTGAAAAGATTGAATCACCGGGTGAAAGGCGTGAATTCGAAGAAAAATTGAAAAGATTGAATATTAATTTGTAATGTTATATTAACATGCTCTCTATTGCCTCGACCCAAGCTAACATAAACGCGATTCGAAAGAAGTTCAAGAAGTACGGAAAAAAGATGAAGAAACAGCGAATTGACGATTTTACGTCTATTCGTGAGCGTCTTTCCGAAATCGCAGAGGGTGAAAAGACTCGATCCCGTGAGATTTTGGAAAGCCACAAAGCTTTCTTTGCCGAAGAAAAGAAACCAACAGAAGAGGTTTCTATCGACTTTTATAAGAAGTAAACGCGAACCATGCACTCAACGCAGACAATAATGTAAAAGAAGGTAAGTGTTCTACCATGTTCCCAGCTATGACCGCAGATAACACACTATACTGCGCATAACGCATTTCCTTTCTCGTCTTTTCTAACGATCTTTTCATAGATGCCCTGGACTCTTCCAAGCCCAGGACAGCTGTGCTTATGTTTTTTATACGCGAAGGCATTTCAAATGATGTCGAAAACACGTCTTGAATATCGAAAGAATCCGTGAATTGATCGCGTATCATGGGTTCGAGGTATTCGTAATAATTGAAATTTTCATCGAGTTTTATGCACGTACCTTCCACCGTAGAAAATGCTTTCGCGAGATACACGAATGATGTAGGAATCGTGAATGGTTTCTTTTGTGCGAGAGATAAGAGTATCTCATCTTCGAGAATATCATTCTTGAAACTCCCACCATCGAGTGTCTCGAGATAGTTCAGTGCGGTCTTGAAAAATATTTCAATGTCACTGGTATCACTCGTCGTCGGAACTATTATATTTAGTTTTATGAGTGTCTGTACTATACCTTTTGTGTCCCTATTTATGATGCATTTAAACAGGTCTTGGAAACCTTTTTTGAGTTCATCAGATATATCTATCACAAGACCAAAGTCATAAAACACGAGTTTACCATTTTTAGAAAAACCTATATTTCCCGGGTGTGGATCGGCGTGAAAAAGCCCCTTTTCCATGGTTTGAATCACATAAGATGTGATGAGCGCTTCGCACACCTTTTTGGGGTTTACATGTTCGTCGTGTATTTCCGTAAGTTTTTCCGATTTTACATATTCCATGACTATCATGTCTTCACTCGACAGTTTGCGATACACGCGTGGTATTTTTACCCATTTCACACCCTTAAAAGCGCGTCGCATGCGATTCGCATTATTCATCTCTTTCACATAGTCAGATTCAGATAATAGGTAATCGATGGACTCTTCGAGTACACGACCGGAAGTCGCACCCGTGTCTACCCCCACCTTTTCTAAAAAGTTCACGACATCCACTATATTATCAGTGTCGCGTTTCATTATATCGTAAATATTGGGGCGTTTTATCTTCACTACAACTTCACGTCCATCCAATAACTTAGCTTTGTGTACTTGACCTATACTCGCCGATTTAAATGGTACATATTCAAACTCTGAAAATACATTGTTCGCATTTACAACATCTTTTACACATCCCTCGTCTATCGGTGGGACATTATCCTGTAAAGATTCAAGCTCTCGTGTAAACTCTA